GAGAAGTTCCATCCGACGTTCCAGCTTCACCAACGGACAGATACAAATAGTCGCCATCCCCAGGGAGGTCTGCCGGAACAAATTTTAAAACGCCGGTAGTGGTGTTGTCAGCAGTCCAGTCGATGTTTACGTCTTGAATCTTGTCAAAACCAGCAGCAGCAGTAATGTCTGCTGATTCAGCAAGAACAGCACTTGTAGATGCGCTCAGGTCAATGTCGGCATCAACGGCAGCGGGCACCTCAAGGCATGACATTTGGCCAGCAAAGATGGTTCCGGTTACGGCTGTTGTAATTTGACCAAGGTGACAGTTTGCGGTATTGCCGTCTTTGCCAAGGATGTCATTCAGCGATCCTTCTGCCTGCAAACCAGTAATGTCAATAAAAATGCTGGTGTGAATTACGCCACCGTTTTGTTCTTTCCAAGACTTGTAAACAGTTCCAGTCCCCGTTGTAATTCCAGTTCCAGCAGTCAAAGGAGAAGTATGATCCGTTCCTTCAAGAATCGCTTTAATTTCCGTGTAGGCACTAGGCTCCGTAAGAGCAGATTCCAGCGCCAGTTTCGCTACCTGAGTTAGTGCCATTGTTAATGACCCTCCTATTGTTTTTCGTATGGCTTAGCGCCATGCTTGTCCAAAATTTCGTTACGCAACTGTTCTTGGGGCTTTAATGCTTCGTCGGGGTTTTCCGCTATCCGCATTGCAGCTTCTTCTTGTACTAAATCATCACCTAGCCTTACTGTTCTTTTCGGTTTCCTCTTTGTTCTTTCCACTGTGACATCGCCTTCGCACGCACGGTCAGTGGCCTCACAAACCTTTTTAATATGATTTTTTGGGCTTCCGGCTGGAACAAAGGCCAACGGATCGCCTGGAAATCTAGCCAAAGTGGGAATATACGTATCATTTGGGTTCGGATTATATCCGTGTTTTTTAGCCGTTTCGGTTACTGAGTCCAATTGCCTTTTATCGCCTTCAAACTGCTTATCCAGTGTACCATGGTTTGCTAAAAACTGTGAATCGGTCCTTATAGTTGGCATTTTCTTGCTTCTGAGAACCTCATCCATTCTAGATTCCGGGGGTGGGTTGTCATCGCAACTTATGTATTTTCCGTTTACTATACGCCCTATTGTTTTAGTTTTCATTGATCAGTTCCTTGCTGTTGCCGTTCCTTTGCTTTTGCTGCTGCTTCTCGCCGCTGTGCCCTGGCTTTTTCTTCTGCTTGACGCATAGCTATAGCATTCGCCACATCAGCTTTAGATGAATCTATTTCTTCATCTCGCTCTGCTTTATTTGTAGATATAAGCTCATCCCTAGACTCCCTAGCAAGATGAGTTTGCATGTCAAGAATATGCTTTTCAGCGCCTTGCTGCATAGAAGCGCTATGCCGTTCTTGATCCAGTTGCAATTCGTGCTGTAGCTGAACGTTCTGTCGCTGAGTGTTAGACATTGCGTCGGCTTGGTTTTGTTGCCGCTGCTCTTCTCGAATCATCATTTCTAGCTTGTGTTGCTCAGCGCGGGTTTGAGCTATAAGCGCTGCTTCTGATCGCCGGATTTGGCCCTGTAGCTGCGCAAGCGCAATTTTTGCCTGATCCAGCTGTGCCTTGGCCACAGCCTGCTGTTGTGCAGTTTGTGCTTTTGCCATATCAGCCTGAGCTTTAATTTGCATGCCTTGCAGCTTGGCTTGTTCGACAGCCATTTGCGATTGCGCTTTAGTCTGTTCATTTTGAGCTTTTGCCTGAAGGAGCTGCATTTGTAAATCGAACTGCTTCTGAACGTTTGCCTGCTGCGCTTGTGCGGCTTGTGCGGCTTCCGGCCCCGGTGGCGGTGGCGTTCTTGGCCCAATTTGGAAATCATCCATGTCTTGGTCGATAGACTTGCCCCATTTAGACAACAAGGTATTAAGCGGCCCAGTATCAGATGTAGTGTCTGCATGTTTACTAAATTCGGGCATCGCTACACTCATCACTTGGGCCATATTTGATGCTTCTCGTTCTTTATTTGGCTTGCGGACACTATTGGCAGTTACCGTGCATTCTATTTCTCGTACCGTTTCCTCAACTGGCGCGTTTATTATAAGTTTCTCCCACATAGTTGCTTCTTGCGGGCCTAGTACTACCGCAATATCTTTAGACTCTACCTCCCACCGCGCTACCATTTTTTCCGCCCTTGCGCAATGTTCCATCCAATGCTCGACTTGTTTGGCCATGTGGTCCGGCCTAATATTCATTTGAGCGCGTTTAGTTTCAGCGTCGGCTGCGCTTCGGCTTTGGTGAGCCGTCATCCCATATAAAAGTTCCGACAGGCCAACTCGCTTCTCGAATAACTGCGTGAGCATCTGGACCGCTTGCCACATGTCTGCTTTCATTTGTGGCTGCTGAATCCACTGAACGACTTTGTTTATGTCCCCGTATATTTCTTTTACGGGGAATATTGTCATATCTTGGCCTTTTTTTATCCATTTTTCTACGTCTTTGTGGGCACTTTGTAATACGGCAATAAAGTCGCGGCTCGATGACCATGTTCTGTTTACGATATGCGATACTATTACATTTAAAGTAATTAATTCTCCTAACCCCGGCTCCAGCGGCGCTATAGGCCAAGCAGAACTTTGCGGGTCTTTGTCGGGAACCCTGTGCCAGTAATCGAGACAAACGACCGGCCAGCCGCCGTCTTTCCAGAACGGATATTCCCAGGCGAATAATTTATTTATATCTTCTTGCGAAGCGCTTTCTACTTTCGATTGCGGTGCGTTAAGCGGATACGGTACATTTGGCGCGACGACAATCCTTACATAATCTCCTACCTTTTCAAATGAGTCGTGAAACTCGCTTTGAAGTCCTGACAGCCTATGCCCGGCACCTGCTTTAGACCATATTTCATAATATGTCATGGTGTCGTGGGTTTTCCCTTGCGCCCTGTCATTTGCCTCTAAATTACTTGCGCCCAACCTTTCCCCGAACGAACTTCGTCGTTCGTAAGTAGCGGCAGAACTTAACTTTCCTTTAAGATTAAACTTTCTTTCTACATACCAAACGGGCTGCGTTCTTTTTACAGCCATCCACCAGCATTCGTTGGGTCCAAGGCCCGTTGCGTCTGGGTCCAATAACAAATCATCTACGGATAAGTACGTGCATCCCGTTAGCTTAGTTTCGCTTCCAGGCATAGTGTACGCTTCTGGCATCAGGCACCCACGGCCCTTTACAAGAGATTCCGTTATTGCTCTTTGGGCGTGGGTTTCGAGCCCACCCCCAGGCTGTTCTGTAGGCGTGTAATTTAGCCAATGTTGCAATAAATCGGCTCGCATTTTTCGCTGTGTATTGCTCTGTTTTTGTTGCTGCAAGGTTTGTTGATACTTCATCTGCGCTTGTTGCTGCTGCTGAATCTGTTGCTGAACTTGCTGCATTTGTTGCTGTATCTGCATCAACCCCTGCTGAGCTTGCTGAGCTTGCGGATTTTGTGACATCAGTAGCTGCATTGCTTGATTTGGGTCCATGCCTTGCTGCTGAGCTTGTTGAGCCTGCTGTTGCAGCGGTGCCATGACTTGCTGGGCCTGCTGCTGCGCTTGTTGAAGCTGCTGCTGAAGTTGCTGAAGTTGCTGCTGGGCTTGTTGCTCTTTAAGCGGGTCGATACCAAACATGTCGGGAACGACAGGCAAGTGCTTTCTGGGCTGTAGCATTCGTTCTGGATTTTGCCAGTACAAAGTCGGGCCGTAAATTGACACCAACTCAAACGCTTTATTTAGTGTTACGTGAAAGTTAGGAGATACGTCTGTGCCTAAAAACTTCCTCCTAAAGTCTGGCTCCCACATAAATGACACCGACGATTGAAAAAAAGCAGAACATTGCTCTGACACTTCGTTAAAGTGTTTTTTTGCGTCTTTGGCTAGCTCAATTTTAGACAGCCATCCATTTGTTATTTGACGCAAAGCATCTGACAGCTTTGTGTTTTTTGCCGCCGGTTTTTCTGTTGATGTTATCATTCGTTATTACTTGTGGTTAATTCGCCGTTTATGTGATGTGGGTATTTTCGTAATATTGCATTAACTCTTTGGTGGGTCATCCCTGCGCCTATTCTTTCTGCTACAGCTTGGGCGCGGCCCGCCTCCCCCTTATGTTCTCTGGCAAATTTGATTATTCGCATTTCGTCTTCATCGGGGTCAACCGTAGTAATTACTTGTACTTTTGCAGTTGCTTCTGCTTCCGCTATTGCTTTTTTTCTGCGTTGTTCTTCTTCTTCCGTTTTAATTTTTACCCGCTCCTCGTGGGCTCCGATTAAATCCCATGCCCCCCATCTTTTTACGCCCTGTGGCGATTGATCGTGGTCTGGGTGAAAAACGTGCTTTACATTAAGCATAGGCTCCCGTCTTCCAGTCGGACTAAGAGTGTAAAGCGTTATGCTTTCGTCGTTTAGCCTAGAAACGACAGTTGCAGCAAAAGGCTCTTGGTTTATGTCTCCGTGTGGATACCACACTAAATTTTCACCGACACATGGTGCCGCCGGAAGGTCGTTGTTTTTCATGTCATTCCTTTTTATGGGGATTGGGGGTTAGCCGACTACTCCTGGACCCATTGTCATTTTGGGTCCACCTTCTTTATCTTTGTCTCGCCGCTTTTTAAACTCCTGAAATTCTTTCCAGGCTGGTGATGGTTCTGCCGCCACCTTATCTGGTTCAATATACTCTGGTTCTGTAGACAAGTAGTAGCGTAAACAGTCCATTAAATGGTCTTTTTGTCTGGCAGCGGGTTTTTCAGCTACTTCCTGTCTCTTAATCCCTCCGCTTTTTTTGTAATCAAGTATTTCTTGATAAAAATTGGGAGTTGTATCAAGCACCACCATTAGTTCGGTCGTTCCATCTCCTCTTATATTCATAGATTCACGCACCCTAGTGCAACCGGCATCTACGTTGTCAGCGCCAAACGAAAATGCGCTGCCTGTTTCCACTGACCTTAAACCGTGTCGGGCAAATGCGTCACTATAAATATGATGCGTAGTTTCGCCTGCTCCGCGCCCCCACCCAGTTTGTCTAGCAGCTCTTTGGTCTATAACAAACGATTGAAATACTTGGTTTGAAGCCTTTACTGCTATAGCGGCTGCCGCTTCGTCTGCGCTGTGGCGATGTAGATATAGCTCGTCGTAAACTATGTGATACCGCCCGCCAAATTCATGGTCTGGTGGCGTAGCGCCAAACAGCACCGCCGTTGTGGCGTGCCCCGGATCAAGGACTAAATCTCGCCGCCAGTTTTCCGGCGGGTTTCCGCCCCTTAATTTTAAGGTATTTGCTATTCTGCGAATTTTTTCGTTTGACTCGTTTTTGTTTGGCTCTTGTAAAGTTATTCCGTGTAGGTCTTTTGAAAACGAAGGGTACATCAAAATATGCCCAATAACATAATCGCCGCGATCCCTGGCGGCTAATACATCTTCTCCGTGCGACGACCACCGCTTAATCATTTTTTCTTTTTCACGCTGGTCGATAAATTGGTTTTCGCTGAACCTTATTTGATATTCTTCGATATCTGGATTCTCTAAATCTTCCTCTTCTTTTGCCCTTTTTGACATCATCATTAAAGCGTGGTTGTGGCTGTACGGCTGAGCAAGCCACAGCAAAACACCGCCTTTACGAAGACGAGATTGCCATTCTTCTACGTGGTCCGGATTTTCAATGTCTTCGTCAATGCAAATAATATTAGGTTCATCACCACGCTTTGCGGCAACTGATGTACTAGAAAACGCACGTATAACAGTTCCGTTTTTAAGAACACATCTTTTAAACTGTTTGGCGCCCTTGTTTTCCCAGGCCCATTGCGTGTGGTCTATCAGCCTGTGCGGGACTAATTGCGGCACCGGCTCTATTTCTTCTTTTCGCTTTATATCTTCTTCATCCCATGGCTTAAATATTCGGTATTGGTTTGTCTTGGCGTCCCGAATCATTTTCATGCCCGACATATCGGTAAATAGATACCGATGAATCGTTTCTCCAACATGATCCCACCCAAACCCGATAGTCCATATTAGAAGCGGGGCTTTAGGGTAATTGAATGGAAGTTCTTTTCCGTTCATTCCCACAAGAGGTATGCCCGTTGCGGCAGATGCGAGTTCGGCAAATCCTGCACACGATTTCCCAGAACCCGCACCGCCGCGAAGTATTTTTTCACTCGCTGGTGAGTGGTGAAATCTCTGAATTTTCTCGCTTCTTGGGCGATATATTCGCAGCGCATCCCTGCGCCGCTGCTGCCTTTCAGCAGAAAGCGCTTTAATTCGCTCGTCTATCTCATTTACTCTCGCCATTCTGTAACTCTATGTAATTTGGCGTTGGGTCTTCCATATCCACTACGCGCAACCCCGATGCGTCTACTAGCTGCTCAAGTAATTGAGGTTCTCCGGCCAGCCTAGCAAGCATCAGTTTTGACAGTTCTTCTTCTATTTCTGTATCATCAAGGTCTTCAATGTCTGGGGCGCTGTCTCTATATTTAGTTGACAACTCCATTAAGCGGACGAGTCCGTTCATTGCGTCGATGGCGGTTTTGCTTCCAGGGTTATCTTTAACTAAAGAATTTAGCACCGTATGATGCATTTCTACGATTTTGTCCAAGCTCCCAAAACGTTCTATTAGCTTGGCGCAATATTCTGCTACATGAGGTGCTTCAACTTGTGTTCCGCGAAGCATCGCCGTAAACTCAGATAAAGCGGACTTTAACCGCTTTTTTTTTGCCTCCGACCGCCTTATTTTTGATATTTCTTTATTACATCTGTTGCACCAAGTTTTATTGGGGCCTTTTCCAAAGCTATTTCTGGATTTTTCTTGGCCGCATTTGGCGCATATTTTATGTGCTGAAGCCAAAGCCAACTCCTTTTAGCTTGTTACTTTTTCTACGCTTTTTGCCTCTACCCACCAAAAGCTACTGTCTAAGCTATTTACGCGAGCAGGACCAAACGTGTCCATGATCGCCTGAGAACTAGCCGGGTAGTCGCTTTCGTCAAGCTGGGTGCCGCAAATGACGCCTCCTGGTGCCAGCATTCCTGCCCACCTGGAAATTAAAGAAGCCATCTGAGAGTACGATCCGCATGTGCTTAGCAAAACGACATGTATTGGCCGATCCATTCCTTGATAGTTTTCATCAATATCGCCAATAACAGGAACGACTGAACTTGGAAACCTGTTACCTGTTGCCGCAAGCCAAGACGGCATTGGATGGCCCTCTTTGTCTACAGCATCTCCCATGCAAAGAACCATTCCTCCTGGGCCGCCAAAGCTATCTGAAATCATTGCGGCCAATGGCCCGGTGTATTCTCCGATTACCATGCAGTTTAGTTTTGTGCCACGGTGCAATTTTACTGTTTCTTCTATAGTCCCAGCAAGGTCCGCCATAATTTGGTCACTTAGTGGCGGGTCAGACATTCCATCGGACTCCACCCTGCGTTCTAATTTCTTTTCTGGCTCCATTGGAATTACATCTACTTCGACCTGCTCAGACTCTGCCTCTTGCACAGCCTCTACTGCTTTTTCAAAATCTTTCCTACTAAGCATACCTTCAAGTATGCTCATTACTTCTTTTATTCGATTTCGTTCGTTGTCATTCATAGCGCACCTTTTTATTGAGTGGGGTTGGTTTGCATATTTTAGTTTACTCAATAAATCGCATAAAAAAAGGCCGCCGCTCCGGTTGGAACGGCGGCCAGAGCTTTAGTGCTAGCACCAAGCCAACCCCAATATCAACGAATGTCTACATTCAACAAAACTTTATTGGTTC